GGCTTGTCCAGCAGTGCAATCCGGCGAGACGCTTCGAGGCACTGCTGGACAAGCCAGCAGTGGCACCCAGTTTCATAGCCTGAACCCAAGAATCAAATGTTGACACGGCACTAGCCCGCCGTACTCACAAGATTCCTCGACAGTGCTTTGCATCAGCCGCCAGCCTGGTTCCGGCCCAGCCACCTCCCAGAACTTCCTCTTATATCTTCCGTCATCACCAGTCTTAATGCCTTGGTAGCTCGACGCCCGGTTCCCTAAGAGCTCTTCACCATCAGAAGAATGAAGCGAGATTACATGATCCGGATTATCGCGCTGGCTACGTTGCGACACCCGACTCACGGGTCTTTCACGTAACGCGCGCATCTTCTCTGTGGAGTTCGGTTCTGCGGAAGCCTCAATGAACGAAATCGCGTGCGGCTCTGTTGGACGTACCGCAGAATGCACGAATAACCCGACGTTCACAACTTCTCCGGTGATAGTCTCAAAAGCCCGTGGACCTAGGGCTCCGACGAAATTGAGGGTCTTGCTCGACAGCACCGATTTCCTCAGGGAGGAATAAGTAGGTTGAAACCGCCAGTTCTGCGTAATGACAATCGCACAGACCCCTTCGGAATCCAGCAGGCCAAACATTCGGAGAAGGAAGACAGTCGCTAAATCCGTTTTCGCCTTGCGGAAGTTTGCCTCGCAGAATCGCTGAATCAACTCGTCCTGCTTGCCGCGTGCTAAGTACGGCACGTTCGTGATGACCAAATGATACTCTCCAGCAAGCAGTTCCGATGCCCGAACCATCCCTTGCGCGGCAACGGCCAGCTCACGGGCCTCGGCGTCTGCCGATTCACGTTGGAAGACTTCTTCCAGGAACGGCTGAAGTGTCTCGTAGTCGGCGGCAAACATGTCGGAGGGCAATTCGGAGGGGTCGATCAGTGAGCCGAGTTCCGATGCCTGCGAGAACAAGCGGTGGAGATTCTCCAGCCCGTTGCAGACCGGCTCGCGGGCGTGGGCCGGCAAAGTGTGCTCGGCCTGCTCGGCGAGCGTGAGCCACTCATCAAGCGTCGCCGACGGGCCGATACCGCAACAGGCGATATTGAGTGAGGGCAGGTCAATCACCCGGCCAGTCATCTTCCAAACGGCGAATGCCAGGGCGAACGCGGCGATCTGCGTACAGCGCTGATCAACCTCCAGACCGAAAACGTTGTCACGCAACACGGCCCGCGAGGCCTCCTCGACAGACAAGCCTTCTTCGTCCATCCGCAGACGCGTAAGCAGCTCGAAAACGGCGACCAAGAAATGCCCAGACCCGCAGCAGGGGTCGAGCACCTTCAGGTCTATCGCCTCCTTCGGCCAGCCGTCGAATGTCCCGGCTGCCGGTCGCCAGGGGCCAGTTGGTGCATTATCCGCGTCACCTTCCACCGGGTCACGAACGAAGCGGAGGTACTCAAACGAGTAGCCGTCGGCCTGGGACAGCGCAACCGCGTTGCGCAGCTCTTGTTCGCTCCCAGCCGTCTTGGCAAGCTTGGGCCGCTGGGCAAGCACCCTACCGGCGTGCCACGCGCCCATCGTGTTGTGCAGCAGGAAGAGCACCATGTAGTGCTCGGTGAAGAGCTGCGTCACTGCCGGCAGCGTATCGCCGGTGATCTTCTCGCCTGAGTCGTTGACCTCGTCCTTCCGCTTGCTCTGCCAGAATTGATAGACCCAACCCAAGCTGTCGTCGCCCCCAAAGGTCTCGGTCGGCAGCGATTCAAGAAGGGATTCGAGCTCCACCCGGGTCTCCGTGGGAAGTGCAACCGCAAGCAGCGGATCGTCGGGGCGAAAGATCTGCGGGAGCATTCGCTGGGCGTACCGACTGGCCAAGTCCCAAGGGTCGGCCTTTGCATCGCGGGCAAGCTCCTCGACCTCATCGAGTGTGACCGAAACGCCCGATTCGGGCTCCACCAAAAGGTCATTCTCGGCCAGGAATCGGGCGAAGATCATGCGGTGCCAATGTTCGTAGGCGCATTCACGCATCAGCCGGTCGATCGCCTGGGCGCCCGACCGGCTGTTCCGGTTGTCGCCAAGCTGCCGAGCGTGTGCGCGGAGCCGATTACGGAGCGTCCGCTGATCGCCGGTCAAGTGCCCGCCGACCTTGCCTTCATGGATCGTGAGCGCCTCCAGCGCGGCACGGGCCCCGGCTTCGGCCACGTCGCGGGCCTTGATGATCGCGCGTTCGAGATCGCGCCGGAGGTTGCTTGGAAGTGGTGGCATGAGTGGTTCCTCACGAGATAACGACGGGGCCGTCCTTGAGTTTCTCGACAAGTTCGGTCTCCTTGGCGGCGAGCCAGTCTCGCACCTCCTCCTCCGTCTTCAGCGTGCCGCTGGTAAGCCGCACCCTCTGCAACTTGGGCTCCAGGAGCTTGGCCGCCTTCGTGGCCGCATTGGCAAAGCGACTGGGGATCGCGTCGGTCTTGTCACGCCACGACGACAACGGCGTCGCGTCGAGCGTGCGGAGAAGATCCGCGTCTGCGCCGACAGAAATCGACGGAACCGGGCCAATGCCCACACTCTGGAGAATTTCCTCTCGCTGGTTGGCCTCGATTTTCTGCCACGCTTCGGTGGCTTCCAAGGAGGCGAGTTCGATGGTATGTGTCTGCTCAAAACTCTTGTGGGCGGTCGTGACTGCCGTGCGGAGTTCGCCGGCCGCTTTCTTGACGAGCGGTGTGACATGGTCCGTGCGGTCGAGCAGGAGCCGGTCGCCCCGGATGCCGACTACTGCCGAATCAATCTCGGAGAATTCGTCCATCCCCGAGCCGTGACGAACGAATCGCTGTAGGTTGTCCCACTGCGGCTTCCGCTTCTCGGCCAGATCGGCGGCCGCTTTCCACTCCTTGGCTGCTGCCTTCAGTTCCTTTTGCTGTTCGAGCATCTTCACGAGCCGTTCGTTGCCGGCCAGGCTGCGGAGATCGGCCAGATGCGCGACACTTGGACGCTGGGGCAGTGGCGGCTCGCCTCCGGAGTGTTCGGCCAGATGCTCGAGCGTATCGAGGAACTCGCTCGACTTGTCGCCCAGGTCGTCACTTGGCTTGGCGGACAGGCCGGCTTCCTGGAAGAGGCCGCGAAGTTGGATTTTCTGCTGGGCCGACAGCGTGTCCGTTTCCACCCGAAACTCAGCACGTCCCACTTTGCCCTGATCAAGCTGCCCGGCGGTCAACGGAGAGCCGCCGTGGCGGGCCGTAAGATGGCCACAGGCGTGCAAAGCGATGAGCGCGCCGTCAATGGCGTCCTGTGGCCAACCGTAGGGGCTGTCGGCCAGCTTCTTGCGAATGCTGCGTCCATCCGCCCCCGCGCCGACTTCGCGTAGAACCTCTTTGCACACGGGGTGCTGCTCGCCCGGGCCCGTCCAGCTGACGGCTTGCAATGGTGAATCGTCGCCGTTCTTCGCGCGGCTGATGACCACGGACCAGTTCTTGTGGTCGGCGTCCTTGAAGTCGGGGAAAAGCCGATCGAGCGCGTCGCCGGCGGCCTCGCGGATCTTCTCTTCGATCGTCAGTTCGTGTCGCTCGGCACCACCGCCCTTGAATACTTTGGCGCTGTCGATGACGCTTGCGATAAGCTCATCTCGCAACCGCTGGGCGTCTTCCTGGCGGCTCTGCATGGCGTTGCGGGCCTCTTGGCCCTCGGGTGTGCTGGGCACGCCCTTGAATTCGATCGTCCCCTTGGCCGCCTCGTAGCGGATGACTTGCTTGCGCAGATCGTCGGCGCTGGCCTTGGGAACGTAAATGAACACGATAGGACTGTCGGTTCCGGCGGCTCGGGCCGCATCGACAACACTTTTTTCGCTGCACGACCAGCCATCTCGAATCCAAACCGGGACTTCATGGCCATCGGCCGTGGGTGGTTCGTCGCCAAAGTGAATCGCCAGCCTTCGTGTCTCCTTGCTCGCACCCTGTTGGAGTTTCACCCCTTTCGCCGCCTCCTGCGCAGCGTTACGAATCAGGGCGTCTCGCTTATTGTGAATCTCCGGTTCCTGACTGGAGAAGCGGGTGACCCGATTGCGGAATTCCTTGTCCCACTCGGAGTATTCCCTCGTCTGCAGGTTGTACTCACCGTGGTCACGGAGCAGGACGCCGTTCTCCACGAGATGCTCCAGCACCACGGGAATTTGCTTGCGGAGCGCCGTGCCGTCGTCTTTCAGGTCGCCAACCATCAGATCGGCCAGCATCGCCTCGGTAGCCCGAACGCCAATGTCGACGCCAGCATCGCGAGGCAACTTTCGGATAAGGAAGATCAGTCCGCAGAGACGGCGGGCAAGCCTGCCATCGTCGGTGCCGTCGTCGAGGTTGCGAATGGTTTCATCGAGTTCGCGCAGGAGAACACCCTGCTGAACGAGGTTGGGCTGCAACTGGTCGAACATGAAGTCGGCAGGCACAACGGTGCCAAGAGCCTCTTCGGCCAGGTTGCGCAGCGCGTCGTGAATGATCCTGAGTTGGGACCGCAACATGCCGCTGGTGCCGGCGGGATCGACGGCCCGAAACACATGCTCCCAGAATCGACGACGCACGGGTAGCAGTGGGTAGTCCTCGACAAGCACAGCGCGATCTTCAGTGCGGCTGCAGATGGCTGTGCTGGCCAGTTGACGCTCGATTTCGCCGGCATGGCCATCGAGCGACGTGCGGATGGCGTCGACCGCCTCGGGCTTCTTCTGGAGAAGCACGCGGCGTGTGACCGTCTCGACATCGGCGTCGGACAGTTCGACGGGGATCGTGTATCGATCGCGCAGCTTTCCAAACTGAGCCGTTTGCGCGCCGAGCGCGTTCTGTCCCGCGCCGACGAGCATGACGCGGGAGTCTAACTGCTTGCAGATCGCTTCCGAGACTTCTACGACCTGGGTTGCCCTGTCGTTGCTTTCACCGATGTAGAGCTGGACTTCGTCGAGCACAATGATGGTGCAGGGAAGCTGACCGCCGTCTGACAGCACTTCTCGCATCATCGAAATCACTTCGGCAGTACTAATGTCGTTTGGCTGTCGAAACTCCTGCTTGAGCAGTTCACGAACAGCTTTTCGGTCGCCGTAGCCGGCGTCGACCTCGATCAGCGCATCGTGTAGTACGGGGCTGACGTAGAGGTTATTCAGTTCCCGGAGAAAGTCCTTGCCGTGGGATTCGATCGCGGACTTCACCTGCTCGTAGAAACCGTTGTGCTTAAGATACAGGCAGAATTTCGCTTGCGCGTAGCTTTCGGGCAGACCCTTTGATCGGAGAACGATGCCCAGCACGATCAGGCGAACACTTTGGCTTCCGCCAGAGGGAAGCGTGCCCGACACCGCATGCAGCCCACCCAGCCGACGGCCCTGCGTGTCAAGCTCCTTCAGTGCCGCGGCGACATCGTTGGGCAGGTCTGGAACCAGGCTCCTGGCCTGCGCGCCATCTTCGGCGAACTCGGTGTCAACCCAGAGATGGCATAGCATCTTCAACAAGTGTGACTTGCCGCTGCCATAGAAGCCGCTTACCCAGGCCGCCGCCTGGCTAGTGCCACCAAGGCTGCCAAGAAACGACTCCAGAATACGCAAGGTGCCATCGGCGTATTGGCCCTCACACACGAAATTGGAGAGTTCTTCACGCAGTGTCTTGCGCTCCTGGTCGGTCATCCCGTCGTTGATGCGGGCCTGGCCGTTGTTCATCAGCGCCGCCACGGCGGGATCGCGAACAAAAAGATCTCGGTTCTTGGTCATTCGTCTTCTCCTTGATGGAGCGTTATTGGCACTGCGAGGTAATTCCACCCGTCTCGGGCGTCCAGCAGGCGGTAGTTGTTTTGGTCGTAGTCGCCAGGAAAGAACAGCACGAGGCGGCCACGAATGTCGCCCTCAACCTTCTTCAGGACGAGAGAAACTCGCGCGAACCCGTAGATAGCTGCTGCGCCGAAAACGCCGACCACGGTGTCTTCATCAACGTCATCGGCCGTAAGCGCCTCGCGCAACTGATCTGCTACATATCCGATGAATTCTCCTTCGAGCTTCATCGTGAGATCGTCAGGGCAGTCAAAGAACGCGTCACGGTATTCGTCGTCAGCCATCCACTGGGGAAACAGGGGTGTGAGATCAAGCTCGCGCCACTTGTGCCCCGCTTCTTTGGTACGCACCTCAAATTCGCGTCGCTTTGCCCGGAGCTTGCGTTCGTCCTCTTTCCGATAGACAACGAAGATGGCCTTCTGCGCGCCGGCAAGGTTGCGCTGCCACGGGGCAGAAATATGCCGTTCATACCGTTCAGCGATTTCTTCAACCCGTCCCATAGGGGCCTCCGGCTCTAGCGGTTCTGCAAGATCGGTGAGAATCCGATCTCAATGACGTCACCGGCACGCTTGAAATCCATCACGCCGAGTCGTTTCGCATCCATCGCACATCCGATCAACTCGTCGACGGAGACATCGAGCACCTCCGTCCACAGAGTTCCGAACAGTCGATGTCCCCGCATTCCCAGCAAATAGCCCAGGAACAGCGCGTAGGCTGTCGACAGCGGAGTCGGCTGATGGGCCACTCGGGTCTTGCGAACGCGACCAGTGAGATGCCCAGATTGTGCCCACGTTGATGACGCATTTCTGACAACCTTGTCGACGATGCTGTCGTTCAAACGATTGCTCACCGCGTCGCGGACAGCATCGGTCATGGATTGTCTCGCCAGTTCCTCGCCAACTCCAAGCGAAAGGACCGTCGGGGCGGTCGCTCGCAGAAGCGGATCGCGAGCCAGGGCACAAAGCAGCGCAAGAAGCGGCTGCCCCCGCTCGTCGGACGGCCAGAACTGGCGCAGCACGCGGAAGAGAAGCGTCTTTGGGTCGAGAGCATAAAGTTCGCCCAGTCGCTGGTTCGTACTGCGGCGTGTTGCGACAGTGCGTTTCTCGGCCAGGTTCTCTGCGATAATTGCCTCTGAGTACGCTGATCGATCAGCGTCGGCGGGCGTCCCTCGCAGTACTTGCGACAACTCTCGCAGCATGAAAGTGCGGCTCGTGTGCGTGCCCTTGCTCCCAAAACGAAAACCCTCGGCCACAGCCGAGTCGGTTTCCGGGATCTTCGCGAGGGCCGTTAGTTCAGCGATGGTTGATGACATGCCAGAATTATAGCAGATTGGCCGGCAAACTTGCCGGCCAAGCACGTCATTTTATCCATTTTTCTCAAAATAGATGTAAGTCGCTTCTGGTAAAGGAGATAGGAGCGTACAGCGCCAGCCAATCATGGCTCTTCGATGCGCAGCACCCTCCTGGAGAGCTAGTTTTTCCTTCGCGAGAATCGCCCTCAACACCGCTTCAGGCGTATGCGTGCCTTCAGTGGATGGCGTGGATGTGCTGGTTATCGGCGGCATCGCCTCAGGCGTAATTCACACCGCCGCCTTTCTCCATCGCGAGCCACGCGGATGCTTGCAGCCGTACCGGCGCGTCTCCTCGTAGCGGGCGAGGTTGATCAACGCGCGGCGTCCACCGAGTCGGCAGCCGCAGATGCCGCAGTTGAGCTTGCGGTCGCCGCGTCGGGTCTTGCGGGCGCGGACGTAGCGGCAACGGGCGCAGATCTCGATTCGGCGGCGAATCCGGTCAGCAGAGATTCGCTCGCCGGTGAGCAGCGCTGTGGCCACCGAAATGGTCTTCTGGACGAGGTTTGGTCCCACACGGCGGTGGCCCGTCATTGCATCATGCCCAGGATCTTGCCGCGACTCCAAAAACGTCGCCACCGGCGGGCGCCGAAGTGAACAATTCGTGGGTGCGGATCCATCCGGCGCGCGTCGAGCCAATTGGCCACTTCCGCCGGACGGAAGAACCCCAGCCGCTCCGAAGCCAATCGCAGTTCTGCTACGGCCAGCGTGAATCCGACCTGGTCGGACCAGAGCGGACGGCCGAGGACGTGCGTGTTGGTCGTATGGAGATGCTCGGTCCAGCGGTTGGCCGATTCGGCCAATTGACGCGACAATGAACCACGGATGAAAAAGACGTTTGGGACGTGCAGGACCAGTTCCGGAAGATTGTTCTGCCGGAAGAGGTTGCAGTACTCGACCATGCGAAGGGTTCTTGGCGCCTTGCGGTAACGGCCCGAGATCCGTCCAACGAAATCGCGACCTTCGGTTTCCGCCCGCTCGATGACGGGCGTCAGGTCGTCGAAGCAGAGCACGTCGGCGTCGCAGGCTACCACCCAATCGGCCGACTCGTCGATATAGGCCTCGAAACGGGTGCCCATATTGCGATCGTGGCCGACGTCTTCGCAAGCCACAAGCTTCACGGTCACGCCGGGTGTCTTGCGGACGATCGATCGGGCCGCCACGCGGGCCATGTTTTGGTAGACCTCGTCCGTGTGCCCTGGCCGATCTGCGCCATCGTACCTTCGTGCAGCGCGCCCGCTCGCTGACGGTCGGCCTGTCTTTTCGACTCGCGCTCGGCAATCGTCCGCTGCTGCTCATCGTCGATTTGATTGAGCGCGGTCTGCTTCTGCTCCTCGACGAGTTTGTTCTCCGCCTCCAGGTCGACCGAATCGTCGAACAGGCTCTTGATCCAGTTCCACGCCTTCTTCGCGCCAGACTTGATCCGCTGCCAGGTCTTGGCGAAGAAGCCGGTGAAGGACGCCCAGGCTTTCGAGAAGAATGCCGTCGTCTCGATCCAGCCGACCTCCAGGGCGTGCCAGACCGTTTCGACCACGGCCAGAAGACCATGCCAGGCGTCGTATCCGATGCGGATGAAGAAGTTGCGGAAGTTCAGCCACGCCTTTTCGAGGGCGCCTATACCTCGGGTCCACTCCATCTTGATCGTCAACCAAAGGATCTTGACTGCCAAGGCGATGTCGCCGGCGGCAAATGCATCCGCGATGCCTTGGTAAGCGTTCAGCGCGTCGTCTTTGAGCACGCTGAACTTCTCGCCCAGCCAGGCGATCGCCTTGCCAGCGATCCCGGTCGCGTAGAGGATGTAGGCCCCCAACGCGGCGATGGCCGCAATCGCCAGTCCGACCGGCGAGACGAGAAAGGCAATCACGGCGGCGATGATCTTGAAGACGGCGATCGCGGCCGTGACGACCGAGATGATCCCGCCGATTGCCGTTGCCATCGCGCTGAACGTGAATCCCAAGGCCACCAGGGCCGCGCCGACTCCCATCACGAGGAGGATGACCTTCATTGCGGTGACGACAAGCTGCTTGTGGTTCTTGATCCACTCGGTGATCGAACCGGCCGCCTTGCCGAGCCATGCGGCCATGTCTGATAGCGGCTTGGCCAGGGCATCACCAATGGCGATGGCGATTCCCTCGACGGCGGAATACAAGCGTCGAAAGGCGCCACCGATGCCGCTGTCCATCACCTTGGCCGTCTTGGCAGCCGTACCAGTCGCGCTGTCGATGGCGTTGTTCAGCCGATCGAACTCGGCGGCCGTCAGTTTGGCCCCGCCAGCGATGGCCCGCATGCCGAAGATCTCGTTGAAGATGGCCAGTCTCTTGGCATTAGGCATTCCCTTGACCGCCTGGCCCACGTCGCGGAGGATGTCGGAGACATTGCGGAGGTTGCCGCCGGCGTCGGTAACCGAGACGCCGAGCGCTTCGACCTGGGAGCGGATCGCCGGATCGGCCAGCCGCAGCAGGATGTTCTTCATGGTGGTGCCGGCCATCGAGCCCTTGATGCCGTAGTTGGCCAGTGCGCCGAGCGTCTTGGCGGTCTCTTCGAGCGTGAGTCCATACTCGGCCGCGATCGGGGCGGTGTACTTCATCGCCTCGCCCAGGTCCGTGAGTGTCTGGGCCGAGTTGTTGGCCGTGGCCGTCATCACGTCGGCCACACGCCCCATCTGGTCGGCTTCCATCCCGAATGAACGGAGCGTGCTGGCCGCGATGTTCGACGCCTCGGGCAGTTCGGTTCCGGTGGCCCGAGAGAGATCGAGCACCGAGGCAATAGCTGCGTCAATCTGCTTGGGTGAAAAGCCGGCCCGGCCCAGTTCGAGCATGCCGGCCGCGACCTGGGCCGCCGAGAACGACGTGGTACGGCCAAGCATCTTGGCCTTCTCATTGAGCATGTCGAACTCTTTGCCGGTCGCGCCGATGACGGCCTGGACGGCACGCATCTGGTCATCGAAGCCAGCGAAGACCTTCGTGGCGAGTGCCAGCGGCGCGGCGGCCATCAGTCCCAGCCCCATCATCCGCCGCCCGATGTTCTTGAGCTTGTCGCCGAACGCTCGAACCTTCGCCTCGGCCCGACGCAATCCGCGCACCAGCTTCGTGTCGTCGGCAAATAGCTCGACGAATGCGCGTCCGGCTCGAATTGCGGTTGATGAAACTGCCATCAAAGGGCCTTAGTTCTGGACTGCTGCGACAAACGCCTCTCGCAGATCACCGATGTTCTCGGGCGTGACGCGGATCACGTCGGCCCGTTCGGTCCGGTGAACCATCGGGTTGAAGTCGTCGGGCGTGAATGCCCGCTTTTTCGGGTCACGGTGGCAATTGGCCAGCAGCGACATCACGGCCGAGGCGAGCAGCCAGAGGTTTTCGTTGCGGCCCTCGGCCATCAACAGCAACTGCCGGAGCGTCAACTGTCTTGGGTCGATGCCAAGGCTTCCGGCGATTCGCCAGACATGGCCCCAGCAATCGTCTGGTCGATGTCCAGCGCGTCGATGCGTGTTTCCACCGCGACTACCGCTGCGTCGATCATCTTGACCTGCTTCGCGACCGCCTTCGCCCGATCCGTGCGGCCGCGACTCTGGAAAAAATCGATCAGTTCCTCATAGAACGCCTTCTGGGCGGCCAAAAGCGTCTGACCGTCGAACCCGTTGCGCACCTCCTCGGCCGTGACACCTTGCGTCTCGAATTGCTGTTGGAGCATCGCGCAGAGCACTTCGCCCAAGAGCATCTCGTCGGTTCCGAGTCGCGTAAGCAATGGCGGGTCGCCCGCTTCGGGCTGAAGCAAGTCCACGCCGAGTTGCTCTTTCACGGTCATTGCCGTGCCGAGCGTCAGCGTGATCGTCCAAGTCCGGCCAGCTCCGTCGTTGAATGCTTTCATCATGCAACCTCCACCCATTCTTCGAACTCAGCCAGTTTCGCGGTAACACTTACCGTGACACCCTCTTCGAGTGGTTCGTTGCGAGAGAAGTTGGTGATCGAGAAATCGCCCAACGGTCCCTCTGTACCCGACGTGGCTTTTTCGCCGGTCAGCACGGCCAACCGGAGCGTGCCGGCGCTGAGAAACGCGGTCTTGATTGCCTCGAAGCCGGCGTCGCCCGGATTCCAGAGCATCTCAAACTCGACCGAGCACTCCCGTAACGTCGCCACGGTGGCCCGCCAGCCCTGGTTGCCCCGGGTCGTGACGTCTGCCTCCCCCGCTTCGAGATTGAGCGTCACGTCCTTGACGTTGCTCATTTCGGTAACGGTCGCGAGATCGGCGCCCGCCGCTCCCTGATAGATCTTGGCGTTCATGCCCAACAGGAATGTCTGTGACATGCTGAATCCTCCGTTCTACTTCACACTGTCCCGCCACAACGCGGGAAGTTGTTGTTTCTCTTTCTCCATCGCCGGGCCCATAAACGGTCGCGGTCGGATGTGAGTCCTTGTCCTCTTTCCATCGCGACGACGGGACTGCATCGTCACGATTCCACCGTACTCCAGCGCGGAGGGCGCCTCGCCACGGCCCTTCTGCGAAAGCCGCACCGGGCCAATGACCACGCTGCGGCGAATCACGTCATAGCCGAACCAAATGAACCTCTTCAGCAGACCGACGTGGCTGCTGGGCGGCTTGCCCGGCTGGCTGGCCTTCTTCCGCTTGCGTATGCTTCGCTTGGCCGTCTGTCGGACAAACGCACCGAACTTCGAGAGTACGCGTCGCGTCGCTTTGTCCGTCTTAGCGCGGACCCTCTTCGTATCGAAGAACATTCGCTTGACGTCGAGGCCGATCATTTGGCGTTACCATCCTCCGCTTCACCTTGTTCACTTCAATGCCCGGTAGGTCACCGTCAAGACGCTGGTGAACACACGCTGCTCAGCCAGATGTTCCGGTGCGTAAACCGGTTCGTTTCGGATTCCGACCCACACGGCGAACGGGGCTTGATCGAGCGTTCGCTTACGCAGGTAGTCGGCCATCTCGTCGACCAGCGCCCCCAAGGCCGCGACCTCCGCATCGAGGTCCTTGCCGAGTTTCTTCTGAACGCCGATGTCGACGGCGATGTCGTATTGGCTGGTGGCCCTCGTAGAACCAGTGATCTCGACCGACTTGGGCACGACCGACACCTTCAGCTCCGCCAGTTCAGGCAAGTTGGACTCCGGCAGCACGGTCCGGCGTGCCGTCATCGTTTGGCTGAATGTGCCGTCTGGGGCCGCGTTCAATTCGGCCATGACGGCGTCGGCTATGTCGGTCGCCAAGCTCACGTTACAGGCTCCCAATGTCTCTGGTGTGAATTCGATACGTCTGTCGGTAGGGGTCGCTAAACCGCCAGCAGCCTTCACCGCCAAGGTTCATGACCTCGTACTTGCGACCACTGGCCGCGATGACGTCGCCCGATTCCGGCTCGAAGCCCAACTCGTCGGCCCGTATCAGGAAATCCCAAACGTGCGAACCGACCGTCAGGCCTGCGTCGTCGGCAATCTCGTAGTCCGTCTTGCCGAATGTGGCGCTGACAGTCTCGGCGGGCTGCCCTTCCCGGCGATACTCCACCGGGCTGGCGGCATGCGTCGTTCGCATCCGCTCAAGCCATTCGGAACCTTGTCGAAGCAGGTCGGTCACGGGCATTGTCCTATTGGCTCATCCGAACACGGACCGTCTCGTCGGCGTCGGCCGCGTCCAGCACTGTCTTGCCGACCAGTTTGTTGGCGCCCGTCTCCGAGTCTTCCTTGGCCTCCTGGTCGCCTACGTCCCAATAAACGTTGGCGCCTGCGGTGATCGCCGTACCACCACCGGTGGCCTTGGGAAAATCGAACAGGCCGGTAACGGCCAGGGCCCCAAGTTCATCCGCCTTGCAGTCCCGCTTGGCCACGCCGACCAGTTCACCCTGGACCACCACGTCGCCGGCCGACATGTCGGACGAAGGCGTGTAATCAATCGCGTTGCCCTCTTGCACGAATTCAACAGTCATCTCGATGACCTCCAATTCACAGTTTGGTTACCGGCTTACGCCTCGCCCTTGACCTTGACCGCACCACGCGGGTCCTGTTCCTTCACGCCCACGTCGATGTAGCCCCGGAATCCCATGCCCAGCATGTTGGCCGGAGCCTCGATCCGCTCGATCGTCGGCGTCCGCTTCCCGTTGAGGAACACCAACTCGAAGGCGGGCACCACGGCCGGGCTGGCAAACAAGTACCACGCCTTGGCGCTGTTGCCCGTGTAGTAGCTGTCCGACAAGTGTGGGGCCGAGAGGATCTTGTACTTGTTTCGATGCGGGTTGTCGGTCGGCATCTTGGTCTTGGAACTGGCCCCATCGAGCATGATTTGGGCCGATCCCATCAGGAGTTCCGCCTCCGTCTCCAACTCGACCGGCACGACGAGCTTCTCGGGTCGGATATTGATCGGCTTCTGGTCCTTTGCCTTGGTGCCCGGTCCAGCCTTTTGCTTGCGGAAGAGCGTCTTCGCCGTAGTCAAGCTGTCTGGACCGAAGGCCGTCTCGGCACCGGCCAGGTAGTTGCTGTTCCCGGCGCTGAAAAAACTGCCCGGATTCGACAGGAACAACGAGAAGAACAGGTCGTCGATCGACTCCGCTCCGCTGCGGCCCATCTCGCGGGGAATGTCCATGAAGGCACCCAGGTCATCGTTGATGATGTCCCGCCGAGTGAGCATGAGAACCTGGCCGTAGGTATCGGCCTTGTTGGTGAACTTCTGCTCGCCCAGCTTGCCGTGCTTCAGTTCCCCGTCCGGAGCGACCTGCTCGAACCCACCGGTGCCCAGCAGCCGATATCGCGTGACCTCCTTGAAGTCGCTCACCGAACCGACTTTGCATAGTTGCATGGCAACGATCTCCGAGACCTGGTAGGCCGCGAGCATCGACTTGTTCATCACGTTTTCGAGGATGCCGGGCAGCGACATCGTCGAGAAGCCGGCCCGGATCGTGGCCGTCCCATCGCCGAAGACGGGTGGCAGGTGCTGACCTTCCATCCGGGCGCAGGCCGCGACCAATTCCCGCAAGCCGATGTGCCGCATCGGTTGGGCCGCTTCCATCGCGCGGTCGCCGTACTGCTCGACGAGATCGTTTTCGTCCAGGCCGGCCGACATGCACGCCGCCGCTTCGAGAATGTCGGCGTTGATCGGATCGCGCCCACGACCAATGTGTGGCGCTGCGGGGCGCTCTGCCCGAAGGACCTCCAACTCGGTCTTGGTCTCTTCCCAACCCTCCTCAATGGCCCGGGCCTCGATCTCGCCGTGTTGGCCGGCACAGACCTTACGAATCGCGCCGACCCGTTTGGTTTCGGTAGCCAACTCGGCCCGCAAATCGGCCACGGCGTTTTCGCTTCCCATGACGGAGGCGGCAGTTGCGACGGTCGTCTTGCCGTTGTCCTCACCCTCTTGGCTCGCTTCGTACATGGCCTTCAGGTTGGACGTTTGCTTCTCGTCAAGCTCGGCCAGGACAAAGCCCTGGGCCTCAACCCACTGTTCAAAATTCATGGTCATAATCTCCGTTTCTTGCTGTGCGGCAGACGCCGCGACTTGTGCAGACGTGTTGTCGTCTGCCGCCAAGGCCACGAAACTCACCTCGCCCAACGTGGCCTTTCGAGCGACGTACAGCGGCCCGGTGAACTGACGACCGTTGGCCGAGACTGTTTTTCTCTGGGGCACGAAGACGACCTTGTCGGCCCGAGCCCCCACCGACGCCTGCCAGGGGAAGCCGTTCTCGCTGCTAGCGATGACCTCCTGGGCGACCGGTCCCGCGCCGGAAACCACGCCGACGACCTCAAGGGTGTTTTCGCCCACCGTGATCGCGTCGGTGTGGCCGACGATCAGGCTGCGGTTGTGGTCCTTCAGAATCGGGCGCGACTTGGCCGGCACCTTCAGCCCAGCCAGGTCGACCACCACCGGGTGTGGGAATCCGGCCAGGACCATCTCGCCCCCGGTGTAGGCCGTCATGTTGAAACGCCGCAGCTTAGCTTCGCCGTCCCCAGAGGCGGCGTCCAATTGGATGCCGCCCGCGTTCTCCGCGCAGATGCGGAAGTCGGTGGGGACCGACTTAAGCTGCTTGGCTTTCCCGCTGGGTTTCGTCATCTTCCGTTTCCTCCTCTTGCGGCAAAGCCTCGGCCATCGACAGGCCGAGTTCCCGCAACAGTTCGTTTTCCTTGGCACGCTGGCGCAACTGTGATTCCCAGTCCTGGCCCCGCCGAGCGTACTCGTCAGCCAGTGTGGTCGTGTGGTTGGCCAACCGCGTCGCCTGGGCGTTAGCCTCCTTGGCAGGATCAACGTGCTCGTGCCCGTCCCAGAACCACTGGTGCGGAGGGTCAAGCTGGTTCCGCATCGTGATCGGAAGCAGCCCTGACACGAGAACCGTCTCGTACAGCCACGACTTGAAGATCCGGTCCAGGACCACGGCGTTGACATGGGCCTGATCCACACGGATCGACTTGAAATACGTCTGATGATCGAGCCGGCCGGAGGCGTAGTTGTAGCCCGAGGAATTGCCGGCGGCGACGTTGAACGGCATGTTCAGGCACCGGGCGATCTCGTTGAGGATCTCCCGCTTGAACTCGGCGTAAGTGGTCGACGGCTGTTCGGCCTTGATCTGGCCCATCTTCCAGCCGCCGGGCATGGTCAAGAGCGCCCGGGCCTCTAACTCGATCGCATCCATCGGCTCGACGGCGTCGGCTTCGCCGTTGGCCGGGGCATCCGTGTACAACACGCCCGCGAAGTCAGCAGCGGTTTCCGCCGCGCCGAGGACCGCCAGTGTGAATCGCCGTAGTTGAGCGAACAGCGGCAGTGCCGGCGTGATATCGGGCACGCCGCGATTCTGCCCGGGACGGTCCGCCCGGAACCAGTGGACCATGGCGTCGACCGGAATGCGGTCGTAATCGAGTGCCAGACCGGTCATCCCCAGAGCGTCACTCCCGGGATGCTCCTTCAGTACGTGGTATTCGGCTGGGTTGCCGGCGTTGTCGAACACGATGCCGTCGATGGCGTTTCGGTCCAACACGCTTATGTCCGGTGTGGTGATCTGGTCGGCCTCGACGAGTCGCAGATCGAGCTTGACCGGCGAGGCAATGTTTGGGTTGTTGGTCAGAACAGCGAACGCCTCGCCATCCTCGGCCCGAGCCATCCGCATCGTTCGCAGCTTTTCCGGCAGACCGATCGCCTTGGACCACCGCGTAAACTCCCGCTCGACCCGGCGGTTCGCCTCTGCGTCCTCGGTGAGCAACTGGAGACGCGGTCCGGTGCCGACCACGTCATTGGCAATCGTCAGGACAATTCCCCGAGCGTAGCTGTTATTGGCAACCTCGTACCGGGCGCGGTTGCGAAGAATCCGGCGAACTTCCGAGCTGGCCGCCGCATTGGCACTCAGCCCATCCGCATTGGCCCAGTGTCGATAGTTGCCATCGTTCGTGACGGCCGAGTCGTACCGGGCGCGGAGGACACGAATGCCCCGGCCCTGCTCGCTCGCGCGAACGGGCTTAGCCTCGCCCATCACGTTCTTCAGCCAACCGAACATGTTCATGCCGTCCCCGGTGGAACGAGTTTCGTTAAGCGGAGCCCGAGTCCCTTTGACCGGGCTGCCTTCTTCGAGTTCAGGTAGCGATCCGCCTCTATCTGGTCACGCAATCCATGCTGCTTCATGCCGCCGGAATCACCCTGGGCCTCGGCCGGGCCTTCGGCGTTGTCGCGGATTGTCTGTTCCAGGTCGTCAGCCATCGTGTCCATCTCCTCGAAAGTGGCGGGTATTGGGGTCGCACCAATCAAGCCAGGCGTATGAGGCCTCGCCGGACACTGGCCCACCCGCGTCGAACCAGCCCGGACCAACCAACGAAAAAAGGCCATGCGAGGATGCGGCCCCGCATGGCCTTTGATTCGTTGGCATCGTCGACAGTGATCAGCCGCCGACGTTGTCCGGTTTGGTTGTCTAATAGTATTTATACATGAATCTCACTCGGTGTGAACGCCGTTTTCACTCGTTTGACAAAGTCATTACGCATATAGATATAGCTTCATCGCTTTGCATCACTTTGCATCGTTGGAATGTGCCGCTCGCATCTACGAACCGAAGTGTTCCAGAAGAAAGTGGCCTCTTGGTGAGCGCGGATAGGATTACCTGCAAATGTTGATAAGTGCTGGCATTTCTATCCAGACTGATGCCGCACTCAGCCTACCCGATCGCCTTTTCCCAGGTCGTCATGCGCCGACCGCAGTGCCGACATTCCCGTCGTCGGACCAGCCGCCCCCCTCGATATGGTCTGGTGTAGATTACCCGGAAATGCTTACATCCGCACTCCCGGCATTCCAGCCCCTGCTGCTCATCTTGTGGTTGTTTCGGTGAATTCGTGTTCATCTATCTTCTGCTCCGTTGTAGTTCCGAAAGCTTGAGCCGCGGACGCTTGGGGGCCGGCTTGGCGTCCGTTCCAAAGAGCACAGCGCCTTGGATCGATGCCGCCACGGCACAGCCAACCAGGCAATCGAGCCAGTGGTTATCGGGCCGTTCCGGACGCAGCTTCCATTCGTCGAGAGTGCGGCCGCGACCCTCCGTCTTCACCCGGTACTCGGCAGTGATGTGATCTGCAAACTGGCGGTGTGCGTCGGACTTCTTGCCAAACATCGACAGGCAGCCCCGGTCGCCCATGGGGACCGCCAGTCGGGAGTGACAGAATGACTTCCAGTAATTGGTGTCGTAGACGACGTGGCGAACCGCCCGCTTGCCTTGGACGTTCGGGATTCGCCAGTTGTGGCCGACGCGGTCGCCTCGCTTGCGTTTGTACTCGGAGAAGGGAATGCTCGACGCCCCGACAAACCGGCCGTGGCTGGGTAGGAGCAGGGCGGAATGCTGGCTTTCACGGCAGAACTGGTAGACGACGTCAGTCGAGTTGCCCCAGTTGGCGTCGATCAGGCACCGATCGATCCGCACGGCCGCGCCGTCGTCGCGCCGCCATTCACGGCCCAGGTAGGCGTCGGTGAGGGCCCGGAGGCCGGCGTAGATGGAACCCTCCAGCCCTGCTCTTGGGGCCTTCATGGCCAATGTGACACGGGCATCGCGAAGCGTGAAGTAGTCTCGCCGTTGATCTGGCCACACTCCGTAGTCGAGGACGTGGCCGGTGAAATCATCCGCCCAAGCAGCCACGACATAGAACAGGAGTTTCTGCTGCACGTCGATGAACATCGTCAGGTGGTTGCAGCCAATGGGGATCTCGCCCCGCTTCATCCCGTTCGTTTTGGTGGCGATCTGGTCCGCCGTCAGTTCGTCTTCGTCGACTGCCATCTCGGGCAGCGGTTCGTTTTGGTACTCAGCGAAGAACGCGGCCTCGTTCTGGAGTTTCAGGTCCATCGCGTGCTGGATCGCGCTGAGTTCGTCGTAGTTGTAGCGATCCGGCCACGCAATCACCGCACCTTCATCCATTGCCTCGCGGTTGTCGCGATAGAATTCAGTTGCCGTCTCGAGCCCCACACCGTCACGAAGCCCCTCCGCCCGAATCTCGGCATAGCGGTCCCATAGCTTCTCGTTCTTGGGGAACGAATAGACCATCTTCGTTCGCTCACCCTGCCATTGAGGGTGCTTGTCACGGTCGAGGATGTTGTCCGCCATGTCGCTCGGGCGGATGACCGTGCAGGGCATGATGCCCGAGATCTTCTTGCCCGGACCGGCCAGGCCGAGGACCGCCCCGGCGAGAATGCTTTCGCGGGTAGCGCACTGGGACAGCGACCGTGCCGACTCATCGGTCTGCGGGTCGTCGAGCACCACGAGTGACGGTCGGACCGTCTTGCCGTCTGCCCGCTTGTACTTCATGCCTCGGATGCGGCCCGTGATGCCAGCGACCTTGATGATCGCCCCACTGGCCTTGCTGCCGGGAATGGTTGGTAGGACGATCTCTCGGGCCGTCCAACCGATGTGCGTCCGCTCGTCTTGGTACAGTTGGCCGTTGCAGCGGTTGGCGATCCCGTCCAGGGCCTGGATCGGGTAGACGACCTCGGGAAAGTCCTCCAGCAACAGGTCGTTCCCGTCGAGTTCCATCTTGATGCTTTCGAGCATATCCATCGCGTGGCCTTCGTCGCTGCCGATCAGGCACACGAATTCTCGGGCCCCAGTCAGAAGTGCCCAGAGGCATGCGCATTCGGCGATGCTGGTCTTGCCGCTGCCACGCGGCATGGCCATCGCGAAAAGCCCTCCGTGCAACACAGCCTTCTCGATCGTGGCCATTACCTTCAAATGATCGTTGGACCAGGCCAAATGGAATGTTTGACGGAAATAGGACTCGCAGAAGAAGCGGAAGTTGGTAGACGCCTCGGCTTTCCGTTCCGGATCGACCACTGCCGGGATCTCGCCGATGTCGCGGCCAGCCAGCGACAGGGCCACGTTGCGGGCTCGGGCTCGTTTCTTCAGAACCTCGTAATCGACCGGCGTTGTCTCTGGCTTCGGCTCGTTGCGCACTGCAACCAGCCAGGCGACGTACCGATACAGGTCGATGTGCCGGCCGTCACCGATTCGGAACCCCGCCCGGGTGCTATGCCGGCGCAACTGGCGCTCGCTGATCACCTCGCCCAGCGGCGTGGAGTTCAGCAGCCGGGCCAGATCGGTCGGTCGGAGTTGTCGCGGATCAATCGCCACGGGCCATCTCCTTCACCAACCAAGCGGCGTAGTGGATCAGATTGAGTGTCCCGTCGGCGTTGATCGGCGCACCGTCGTCAATGTCCGTCTGGATCATCTCCCGCGTAACGGGTGTCCCGCCGGCCCGCGTGAGAAGCCGGGCAGCGTCGGCAAGCGACAGCGACGTGGGGCTGAGCAGCGTTTTCCGTTCGTTCTGTTGATTGGTGTCAGTCATCCCGACGTCTCCCGGAGGTTGCGTCATTTGCGTCACAACCGTCACGGGCAGCCTGGGCCAGTGCAAATCGATGCAGATCGATGCAACTGAGTCGGTGACCCGTGACGCAAATTCCATCGCCATGACGCAAACGCCGCAGGGTGTGACGCAACACGCCGTCCATTCCCCTCGGAATGACGCAAATGACGGTCGTGACGCAAATCCCCGGACCACTTGGGGCGGCCGAAAGCAGAACAGTCGGGATTACGGGAGAAGGCCATGTTTTGGGTCCATCCAAGAATCTGGGAACATTTCGAGAATCTGGCTGGATGTTCT